AACCAGCCGTCGTCGATCCTGCCGGGCCGCGTCACCTATGTGCCGGACCTCGCCAAGGGCGGCATGAAGTCGATCTACGACATCAACATGGATCTGGAGCACATGACGGCCCTGATCCAGAAGATCGAGGGTCGCGTCGAGAAGTGGTTCTTCAACGACCTGTTCCAGATGATGGCGAACATCGAGGGCGTGCAGCCGCGCAACGAAATGGAGATCGCCGAGCGCCGCAACGAAAAGATGCAGGTGCTGGGCCCCGTGGTCGAAGGCATCACCAGCGAGCTCGCCGGCGACATCCGCCGCTGCTACGCCATCATGGCGCGCCGTGGCCTGATTTCGCCCAAGCCGGAATCCCTTCGGGGCATTCCGCTCGATATCGAGTTCGACTCTATGGTGAGCGTGGCGCAGCGCGCCGCCGAGACCGCGACCATGGAACGCGGCATGACCGTGATCACCAATTTGAAGCAGGTCTATCCGAACATCGCCGACGTCGTCGACGAGGACAAATGGGCGCGCGACTATCTCGACCGCTCCAATTTTCCGGAAGCCGACATGCGCGGCGATGCCGAGATTCAACAGCTCCGCGCCGCCCGCGCCAAGGCCAATGCACAGGCCGCGCAGCAGGCCGAGGCGATGCAAGCTGCGACCCACGCCGCGCCGGCGCTCGCAAGCGCCGCCTCCGATATCAGCAACATCCAGCCGGGCGGTGCGCTCAACGCGCTGCAGATCGCCCAGGGGCTGACGCCGGCCAATCCGGCGAGCGTACCGACGGGACAACTCAATCAATGAGCGACGACATCATCCTTGGGCCGGACGGCAAGCCGGCTCCCGAGCCCGAACAGCGCATCGCGCTCGACGCCAATGGCGATCCGGTGCGCCAAGGCAGCCTGATGGACGAGCGACAATCCTATGAGCGGGTGATCGATGGATTGAAGATGATCACCGATGCTTGCGCTCATCTCATCCGTCACGAGCCCTTGCAGGCCGCGCAGTGGCGCGCGTTCATGGTCCGCTTCGACAAGGCGCGCCGAATCTGCGTGCAGCACGCCGGGCTCGGTCTCGCCATGAAGGAACGGCAGACCGAAGACGTGCGCGGCGATCCGTTGCCGTGGAAGCGATGCCGCCAGCGCTTTCTCGAGGGCGTGGTGCAGGCGGCCGGCGGTTGTCGGCAACTCGCCACCTGCCACCGTGGCGATCTCTGGTGGTCGACCATGGCGATGACGCTCGACGACATGGCGCGCAAGCTCAACCAGGCGCGGCGCGCCGCCGTGCACAACGCCGTGCGGGGAGTGCCGCGCGAGCTGATCCTGCCCGAAGGGTTTACCCGTCACTGAGTTTCCGCCCGTGCGGCTACGCGGGCGCGCTAGCAATCGCCAGCAAACAGGCGCGATGACGTGACTCGAGGGCTTCATCGTCCCCGGCGAAGCGTTTGTCGCTTCCCCCTGACATGTCGCGCAAGGGCTTAGCCGGCCGGCGGACGATGAGGGCTACACCATGACGACACCCTTCCGGGTGAAACGCGAGAACGGCCTCGTGCACATCGAGGCCGCCGCCGACGCCGCGTTCCGCAAGGCGCTGCTCGACGGCGTGCCGACCCCGCTGTGGCCGAAGATGGCCGAGGCGCTGGGCGCGATCCCGACCGGCAACACCCGTCGCGCACAGCGCGAAGCGCGACGGCATTTCGGTAAGGAAGCCGACGCCATCTTCGCGCACGCCGCGACGTTTGCGGCCGACCTGCACACCTTTCTCGCCGACCGCTTCGGCCTTCTCGGACTGCTCGATTGGCTAAGCGTGACCGGCTTCGGCAACGACTACCGCATGATCAAGGTGTTCGCGGAGTGGGCGCGGCTGTCGGCCGAGATGGGCAAGAAGAAGTTGATCGTACCCAATGGCTGACGAAACGCTCCCCGCCTACGACGCGACCGACCAGGTCGCGGAGAACAACGCCCGCCGTGATCTGGAGCGCCAGGCCCGCGAGGACGCCGACGTCCTTAGACTGATCATGCGCACCAAGCAGGGCAGGGCCTTCATCGTGCGCCAGCTCGACCGCTGCCACGTCAACTCGCCCAACAAGTTCGTGCGCGGCGATCCCGAGGCGACCGCGCACAATCTGGGCCGCGAGAGCTACGGCCTTGAACTGTTGAAGGACGTAATGGGTGCTTCCAGCGACCTCTACATGGTCGCGATCAAGGAGGCGGCCGAGGAGGAGAAGCGCAAGGGCGACTGGCGGCGCTCCGAGGCCAGGAAACGCGAAGAGGCCGAACGGCCGCTGACGGCGGAAGACATGGTCGGCCACCTGCCGCCGCCGAGAGGCTACCCGGGCCATGTGGCCCCACCCGACCTGACGAAGAGATAGACCGATGTATTATCGCGACTTCATGCAGAAATATCGTCCGCTGTTCGCGCCGCCGGATGTCCCCGGCGCTGCACCCTCCGCAGAGGGCGATGCTGGCGCGGCTCCAGCGCCTGCCGCGACGGCCGCTGCGCCAGCCCCGGTTGCAGAAACTGCACCTGCGGCCGCCGCAGCGGCCGAGCCGGCCGCAGCCAGCGCCGCCGATGCCGCGGCTACCGCAGCCGAGATCGCCAAACCAGAGCCGACGCTGCTTGAGGCAGCCGACGGCAAGAAGCCCGACGTCGCGGCAAAGCCGCAAAGCGAGGGCGCAAAAGAATCTCCGGCTCCGGCCGAAACTGCCAAGACGGAAGGCGAGACCAAGCCCGACGCCAAGGATGCCAAGACAGACGGCGAGAAGAAGCCAGACGCCGAGGTAGCCAAAGACGCAGCCAAGGCCGACCCGAAAGACGAAGGTGCCACGCAAGCAGCCCCGGCGCCGATCAAGTATGAAGCGTTCAAGTTGCCCGAAGGCGTCACCTTCGACGACGAGCGTCTCGGCAAGTTCACCGAGGTCGCCGGCAAAGCCCAGATCCCGCAGGATGTGGCGCAGTCGCTGGTCTCGCTCCACGTCGAGGAGATGGCGCGTTACGCGAACGAAGTGCAAAAGGCCGCGGAGCAAAACCAGCGCGAGGTCTGGCGCAAACTCAACGACACCTGGAAAGCCGATTTCCGCAAGGACGAGCGCCTTGGCGGCAACCGCGCCGAGACCACGCTGGCGATGGCCAAAGCCGTGCTCGAAGAGTATGGCGGCACGCCGGACCAGGTGCGCGAGCTGATCGCGCATACGAGTAACAACGGCATGGGCAACTTCCCCGGCTTCATCCGCCTGCTCGCCAATATCGGCGAGGCCTTGAACGTGTTCGAGGCCTCCGACGCGCCGGCAAACCCCAACGCGCCCAAGCTCGCCCGCACCCGCGGCGAGCGCTGGTATCCCTCGATGGGCAACGGTAACGGCGCGACGCGCTAGCGCTGTCGCCAGGCGTAACCACACACACCAACACCCTGCGCGGCTACGCAGGACCAACGCGCGACTTCTCTGACCCCGCCATCCGGCGCGGTCTCATGGAGTCGAACTCATGGCTTATCTCACCTTGGCGGACATCGGCCGCCGCTTCGATCCCGACGGCAAGATTGCCGACATGGCTGAACTGCTCAGCCAGTGCAACGAGATGATCGACGACATCCCGATGGTCGAGGCCAACGGCCTCACCTCGCACGTCACCACGGTGCGCACCTCGCTGCCCAAGGGCAGCTACATCCGCTACTACCAGGGCACGCCCTACACCAAGATCAACGCCGCACAGGTCGAGTTCGGCATGTCGCTCCTGCGCGACTACTCGCAGGTCGACAAGGAGCTGTGCAAGCTCGGCGGCCAGGAGAGCGCGCAGCGCGAGAAGGAAGATGTCTCGCACATGGAGGGCCTGTCCCAGCAGCAGTCCACCACGCTGGTCTACGGCAACTCCTGGACCACGCCGGAGCAGTTCACCGGCTGGGCGCCGTTCTTCAACACGGTCTCGACCGCGACCGCGCAGAACGCCGTCAACGTCTTCGACTGCGGTGGCACCGGCTCCTCCAATGCCTCGATCTGGATGATCGGCTGGGGCGATTCCACCGCCTACGGCATTTATCCGAAGGGGTCGAAGGGCGGCCTGGTGTTCGAGGACAAGGGCGACGTCGTCCCCGGCTTCGACGCCAACAACCAGCGCTTCGAGGCCTTCACCTCGCTGTTCCAGTGGCAGCTTGGCCTCGTGGTCGAGGACTGGCGCTACACGGTGCGCCTGTGCAACATCGACACCACGACCGCAGGCCTGTTGGGCCCGACCCCGCCCGACATCTTCGCGATCCTCTCTCGCGCGATCGTGCGGCTGCCGACGGCGGGACGCACGGTCTCCGGCATCACCAAGACGGATGCGCCCGACAAGCAGTCCCCCGCGATCCGGCTCAAGATGTACTGCGACCGCACCGTGCGCGCGGCGATGGATGTGCAAGCGATCCGCGACAAGAACGTGCTGTTGTCGCCGAACGACTATGCCGGGCGCCCCATCGTCAACTGGCGCAACGTGCCGATCGGCGTGGTCGATGCCATGCTCAATACCGAAGCGCGCGTCGTCTAACTCCTCGACAACACCGCGGCGGCCGCGTGCCGCCGCTCCCTCCTTCCCGTTTCCATAAGGAACACAATCACCATGGCACTCATGGACCAGAACCTGGTGTTGTCGAGCGCGCAACCCGTGACCGCGACCGCGCAATCGACCAACGCCTACGACCTCTTGAACGGCAACACGCTCGCGGTCGCCTCCGGCGCCTACACCACCAACGCCGTCATCGGCAATGCCGCCGAGTTCGGCGAGGATTTGGGGCTCGGGCGCGGCGTCGGCACCCCGCAGATCGAGGTGTTCTCCGGCTCCGGAACCCCGGCGGCGGCAACCTCGCTCGACATCCAGTTGCAGGGCGCGCCCGACGCCGGCACCGGCAACACCAGCGGGCTCACCTACGTGGCCTATCTCGGCACCGAGCCGATTCCGCTGGCCTCGATCCTGGCCTCCAACCGGCTGGCACGCTTCGACATGCCGCAGCGGCGCGTCGGCGCCGCGCTTCCGCGCTTCATCGCGCTCAACTACGTGGTCGCGGGCGCCAACTTCACCGGGCTGACGCTCACGAGCTACGTCAACCTCGGGGGCACCTCGGCGCAGAGCACGCTCGGGCAGTACCCGTCGAACTACTGAGCGCGCCTCTTCCAATATCAAGACAAGCAGGCCCGGATCACTCCGGGCCTTCTTGGTGATCGAACACCAATCGCGACAAACAGAAACGGAGCGCTCACATGAGCGAGAAGAACGAACCCCTCGCAGGCTCGCTTGCGGACGTGGTCAACGATGCGCTGGGCGGTGCATCGCTTGCCATCAACCAGGGCCACGCGCTGGACGACAAGGCGCTGCTCGCCAAATACGGCTTCGAGGACATGGAAGTGACCTTTGCCATGCGCGACCCTGCAACCGGCGAGATGCTGCGCGAAAAAGAGCCGTGCTACCAGTGCAAGGCTGCGGGCTTCTACGGCCAGGGCCTGCACGGCACCTATTGGGAGGAGGGCGCGGTCATCGTCATGCCCTCAGTGCCGAACCAGCATCTGGAGCCGTTGAACCGCGCCGCCGCGCTCAACTACTGCCGCTGGCTCGAAAGCATGCCGCAGAACCAGGTGACGCTCGGCATCGAGGACATGAGCGAAGCCGCGGTCATTCTCGCCAAGGATTCCCGGCTCGAGCACATGACCCCGCAGCAGCGCACGCTGGCCGCAATCAAGGTCGCGGAAGGCTTGAAGCTCAAGCGCGAAGGCAAGAACGCGATGGATCTGCGGGCCGGCGACATCAACCGCAACTTCGCGCCGCAATCGGGCGGCAAGTCGCCGCCGATGCTGGGCGCCAAGATGAGCGACATGAGCCAACTCGGCCCCGGCATGACCCGCAACATCGCATCCGTGACCGGACCCGGCGCCAATGTGCGCAAGGGTGCACCGCTCGGCGGACCGCCGCCGGGACGCTGAAGCTTTCCAGGACCAGAACCAGAGGGCCGCCTTCGGGCGGCTCTTTTGCATCTTGAGGGTGACGCAACGCTTTCCTTTCCTTATTCCCGCGCTGGAGCGAACCATGACCTTCCGCAATTTCCGCCTTGTGGGCCTCGCGGCCATCGGTTTCGTGCTGGGCACGATCGGCTTCGCGCTGGCGCAATCCGGCAGCTACCAGATCGTTTCGCCGACCGGCCAGGAGCAGGTGCAGATCAACAGCGCCTCCTCGGCCTACAACAACACGGTTGAGCTCAACACCATCCGCAATTCGACGGGCTATTCGCTGCTTACTTCCGCCAGCGGCACCCTCACGCCGACCACGGACGTGAACACGCTCGCGGTGAGTGCGCAGCCATCGACCGGCACCACGATCGACACGCCGGCAGGCCCTTACGACGGCGAGCTCTTCCAGGTCTGCAACGTGACCTCATCCGCGTGGGCCACCAACACCGTGACGCTCGCGGCTGCGACGGGCAGTTCGCTCAATACCGGCACCACCACGGCGCTGACCACGCTCGCCGCGCACAGCTGCGAAGAACTGCTCTACGACGCCACCACCACGAAATGGTACCAGCTGCGGTAAGCGCCGATGCCGCCGGTGTCGGAAAAGCAGCGCCGCTTCATGCAGGCGGCAGCGCATGACAAGACCTTCGCCAAGGAGGCCGGCATCAAGCAGTCGGTCGCCAGGGAGTTTGCGGAGGCCGATCCGGGCGGCAAGCTTCCGATGCGTGCCAAGAAGGCCACGCGTTCCGAACGCTGGTACGGCAAGACGTAGCCGATGACCAACTACGGTCGCGATCTCTTCCTCTACATGCCGCCGACCGGCGACGAAGCGAGCTTCGCGCAATGCGGCGCGTGCCGCCTGTTCGTCCCGCCGGCGAAAGGCGAGAAGAGCGGCCACTGCGTGATCCACGGCAGCACCCTCAAGGTCGATGCCGACGCGAGCTGCGGGCTGTTCGTCGCGTGGGGCGACGACGGGCCGTCCGAGGCGGTGATCGGCGCCAACCGCGAAGAACTCGCCAAGGGCGACCCGAAGGCCGTCACGCCGCAGGAATCCGGCTTTCTCGCCGCAAAGGTGCAGTGCCATCGCTGCAAGCACTTCGAGGCCAAGACAAGCGGGTGCGATTTCTTCGCCTTCCTCAACAAGCAGGTGCCCTCGAATTTCAAGGTGGACACCAGGGTTGAGCCGCACGCCTGCTGCAATGCGTGGGTCGCGGCGACGCGCAAGGCACCAAAACCCCGCAACTGGTACGGCAAGAAGGAGTCGTGAACAGTGGCCAAGTCGAAGAAATGGATTCAGGGCGCCGTGAAGCACCCTGGCGTCGAGAAAGCGCGCGCCAAACGAAACGGCATCTCGACGCATCAGCAGCTCGAGCGCGACGCCAAGTCGGACAATCCGACCTTGCGCTCCCGCGGCAACCTCGGCTTGCGGTTCGAAAAGGGCGGCGACCTGCACGCCAAGAAGAAATCGCGCTCCGAGCGCTGGTACGGCAAACAGAAGGACTGAGCACATGGCGCGCGGTAG